ATTTACGAGATATAAACTTTCAAAATAAAATAAAAGTATGAACGAAGAACAAATTTTACAACAACTAACAACCCCACCATTGGTTATACCGCTGTAATTGGCGAATCGGAGATAGATGAATTAGTAAAGAAATACAAAGTGGTTTACGACGATGGTGTTAATTACGTTGTATGCAAATGTCAGCGGCCGAAATGGCAAAAGGCCAATTTCTTGGACACGCACATGGCTTTGGCTGGTGTATTAAGAAGAGGCGAGGCGTTGCGTGATTTTGTAGAATATCAACTTCGCATGAGACAAGTTATTGAGTTTAGAAACAAGGATATACCAGAATAATTATGAAAAAAGAACGAAGTTTTATCGGCAAAATTTTCAATGTATCCGACGAAAAATACCGTATTAGGTCTATAACTTACGGCGACAATGGAGTGCATTCAATCGAAATAGACGGATGCGACGAAAACAGAAATTACGTTTATGAGGTTACTTTAGATGCTAATGGGGTAACGGTACGACCATCAATATATCCTAAATGGGCAGGAGCTCCTATTAGTGTAGAAGAATCGGACGAACCAAAAGTCGGTGATAAATGTATCTTTTGGAATGATGATTCTGGTGATGTTAGGATTGGTCGTCTTGAATACATTGAGGAAATATGCCGGGTTTCATCTAATATAAAGCCGTATATGTTTAAATCAGGTGGTGTATATTTTCAGAATTGCGTCAAATATTCAGACAACAAACTAATTGAAATTGCCAACAAACTATCAAATGATAATTAAGAATTAAAATCCACAGCTATGATTGCGATTAAAGATAACACTAAAGACAATGATACTCCGAAGATTGGAGATAAATGCATTTTTTGGAATAATAGTGGCAAAACGGACAGGTATATGACCAGTGCAGGATTAGAAACCATAAAACTATCAAATTATGATGAAGTTAATAAATAGTACAAACCTTGAAATACGCAGGATACCTGCATTGGTCATATACCATGTTAGGTGTCTGTATTTTTTAATTTTTTTAGGGGGGATTTTATGGAATTAAATATAATACACAATGCCGATTGTTTGCAATTTATGTCAAATTTAGATGATAATTGCATTGATTTATCATTAACATCACCACCTTATAACACAGGTGGACAATCATTTACTGTTGGTGATTTTTACAAAGAATATAAAGATAATTTATCTGAAAACGAATATCAAAACTTCATCTATGGTGTTGTAAACGAACTTTTACGGATAACAAAACACTATGTTGTTTTTAACTTTCAGATATTATCTGGCAATAAACGAACATATCTTCAATTTTTTTCAGATTATAAAAACAACATAAAGGATATTGCTATATGGCACAAACAGGCTGTCGCTCAAATAAATAAAGGAAAGATGGCAACAGGATATGAATTTGTTGTTTTAATGGGAAAGGATGATAAAATGATATTTGAATACAATAATTTTCCAGACAATAATTATGTCCCAAATATAAAAACATGGCATAAAAAGGAAAGTATAAAAGGACATGGCGCTACAATGCCGATAGAAATGGCACAGTATTTTATAGAATACTTTAGCAAAAAGGGTGATATTGTTTTTGACCCGTTTATGGGAACTGGAACGACAGCAATAGCAGCAATAAAACAAGGTAGAAAGTATTTAGGAACTGAAATAACAAAGGAATATATTGAAATTGCAAACAAAAGGATAAATCCATTGATAATGCAATCCAAATTGTTTTGAAAAAACAAAAGTGCGTGGGCAAAAAATTAAAAAATATTGCACATAACAGATGTTAGGGTGCGTTTTTATTTAAAAATCAGACGTTGTTCAAATACAAGCAATGGTAACGGATACGCTACATACACCTTAGAATGGGCATGGTTCAAAAAACGTGGTTCATGGTGGTTTTATACACAGAAACTTGGTAATGGTGATAATGGTGAGAGGTGTGCTTCTTAAATGCACCCTAACACTTAGTACAGACTTATGTCTAAATTAGACCAAATGCAAAGAAACAAAGAACAAATAAACGTACAAGGCGTTACGCTTCCTCACAACGAAGAGGCGGAAAAGGCGACCATAGGTGCAATGCTACTTGAGAAGAACGCCGTCTATGAGGTTATTGATTTTCTTAAACCGGAAATGTTTTACGATGATTTTCTTCAATCTGTCTATAGTGCTATATTAAGAGTTGAAGAAAATTCAAAGGTTGATATGATAACCGTAGTAGATGAACTAAGAAAGACAAATGACAATGTAGATATTTTAAGAGTAGCATCTTTATCAAGAGGTGTAATGTCTTCTGCACATATAAAAACGCACGCAACAATTATTTATCAAGATTATTTAAGGCGTAAATTAATCCTTTCATGTGCTAAGACCATATCAGACAGCGAAGATATGTCAGTTGATGTTTCCGACCTAATAGACAATCACCTTTCTAACATTGAAAACATAGTTCATAGTACAATAGAGAATGAAACAATCTCAATTTCTACTGTAGTTGATGAATCATTTGATGCCTATAGGGCAAGAGAAAAACGTGTTAACGAAGGACAATCGATTGGTGTTCATACTGGACTTAATAGGTTAGATAGGGTATTAAATGGATTTCAAGCTGGTTCATTGAATATTATTGCAGCAAGACCTGCTATGGGTAAAACATCATTTATGTTAAATATAGCAAGAAAAGCAGCAAAGCGTGGTTCTCACGTGTTTATAGTTTCCCTTGAAATGACAAAAGTATCTTTGGTGGATAGAATGATTATAGCAGAAAGTGGAATTGATTCTGGTAATTATAAAGCAGGAAGATTAACATCAGAGGAATATGAGTTGATGATTTATGGAAGGGAAAGAATAGCGTCGTTACCTATCGAAATAAACGATACGGCTCTTATGACCGTTCAGCAAATAAAATCACAAGCTAAAAAACTAAAAAGAAAAGGAAAGTGCGATATTATTCTTATCGATTACCTACAATTAATTGAAGCTCCATACGTAAAGGATAGGACTAAGAATAACGAGGTGTCTGAAATTACAAGAACACTTAAAATAATGGCAAAGGAACTTGATATACCCGTTGTGTTATTATCCCAATTAAGCAGGGAAGTAGAGCGTAGAACAGAAAAGATACCACTCTTATCAGACCTTAGAGATAGTGGTTCGATAGAACAGGATGCTGATTGTGTTTTATTCATTCATAGGGAGCATTATTATAATGAAAACGCAGATAGACATTCAGGAATAGTTCGGATAGCAAAAAACAGAGAAGGCATGGTGGGTGATGTTTACTTTTGGGTCAACGATACCATATCAGATTTCAGGGATGAAATACCACGAAGCTCAACTTTTGTGTCAGGAAATTACGAAAGAGATGACGATTTACCTTTTTAGGAACATTAACAAAATTAAACAACTTAAAAAACAAACCAATGAACAAATTTGAACAATTAGCAAAAAAACTTGGAAATGACAATTTGTTGAAGTCTGACGACAACTTGATAAACAACAGTTTCCGGCAAGCAATTTCTTATTATTTAAGCTCAAATGGTTATGCTTTGGTTAACATTGCGAAATGGCAAGGAACGAATAAGGCTGTTGTTGTGAAACAAATAAAGTCATTCAAGGATTCATTTAATAAGAAAGATAAATTATCTGTTGAATTATGGAACAAACTTAATAGTTAAAGTTTATTAAAACACGCACAAACTTGCACAAAAATTAATACAAAGTAGAAACTTATGGATATAGAAAAACTTATATACGAAGCACAAAATAAGGCATTGCATATAGCCGAAGTTAGTGGCAGTGCTTTGTTCAATGCTGATTGTATGGATATTTTACCTCTTATTCCTGATAAATCGGTTCAACTTATTTTGGCAGATTTGCCTTATGGAATGACTAATTTGAAATGGGATAGCGTATTAGACCTAAATAAGTTGTGGAAGCAATATGAAAGAATAATTGCTGATAATGGAGCAATAGTTTTAACAGCATCACAACCATTTACAACGGTTTTAATAAACTCAAATC